GGAAGCGCGCGGATCGGGAGCATTACACCACGGTGCTAGTGCGAGCTTTACCCGTTGAGATTTGCTCCGCATGCGACGAGCCGATGGAGCGAATCGAGGGGCCAATCGAATGGGGATGCCCGGAATGCGCGACGCTGGCGCAGGAGAATAGCTAATGGCCCTCGGATGCCGCATTGATGAGGCGATTGAGTCGCTGGAGGCAAAGTGATCACCCACCACGACTCCGGCCTAGACCACGTGACCACATGCGGGCGCACTAAAGCGGTAGTCCGCTGCTCATCTTCCCACGAGCATGTCACTTGCCCGGCATGCTGGGAGATTATCTGGCGTGAGGTAGGCGAGCCATGTGATGCCGCATCCATCGCCAATCTGCAAGCGGAAGTGAGAGCGCGCCTTAGCCCGCGTAACTCGTGGGCGAGACTCATGAACCGGAGGGAGGAAATTCAATGAGCGAGAGTGAGATGAGATTAGCAACTAGGCAGTACCTGGATGGGTTCGGATGGGCAGCGGGGAATGTGGCAAGAGTCATGAAGTGGGATGATACCCGGGCCACCTACACCCGCCAACAAGCACTCCAGGAGCATGCGGTGAATGCGGGCATCATGCGGATGGACCATGAGCCATACTCGGCGTTCGCGCAGGGGCTCGAAGCGGGTTATCTAGTCGCGCTTGGTCAAGAAGCAGGCGAGTAACCGCGAGTGCAATCGAGTACACAAGAGTATACTAGAGAGGACTTTATGAGCCATAGTCATGAGTGTAAAGAGTGTGCATCTGAGTGGTCACACGACATGGAGAGATGCGGGTACGATGAGCTATTTCCCTGCCCAGTCCACCAGTGGGACGACCTGCCGCAGGTCTACAGCATAGAGCCGGTAGGCTACCGATGGTGGGAGGTTGGGTGGGGCCATGATCTCCCTGGCTGCCCCAAAGTGCTCGGACATACCGACCCTTGCGTGCTGCCAAACTCGCCCCACCCCAAGGCTACCTCGGATGAGACGCCCTGCCCCATCTGCGGCACTCGCTTGGATTGCTTCTGCGATGGGAGCGACTAATGAGTGACTACGCCCATTGCCTGGACTGCGAGAGTACTCGCGTGCTGGGCGAGCATGGGGAGTGCTCAACCTGCGGGAGTGACTCAATCGTCCGTTCAGTCTACCGAATCCAACCCCCGAAGGCCAAGATCCGGCCGGCTGGATACTCAAATAGTGAATCGGCCCCCGGAGATGTGAGTGGTGAAGACTCAAAGTTGGGCTGATTTTTAGGATTCAGAAGTTCAAGGCATTTCGGAATTCCCAATTATGGGATTTTAGGGCTTCAGAGACTCTAGGAGGAGTTCATGAGGGTAGAGGGTAGGGAAAGGGGCAAGCAAGTAGTTTGCGTTGCTCTGAGTGTCATTCTGAGCGTTCTAGGGGCATCCTGGGTGAAGGCTGGAGAGCCCAAGGGGGTCTTGCCACAAATTCTAGGACCAGCGGTGTACTACGGGGCTCTGTCGGGGGGAGATTGGGTGCTCTCCCACCAAGCCATGCGGAAGGGGTACTCCGAGGCTAACCCAGTGATTAGGCGAGTGGGGTTTGGGCCGGCTAAGCTGGGGGGAGCGCTCCTCATGGTGGGGGGTGATTATGCCTTGAGGAAGCACAAGCGCGCTCAGTGGGGGCTAAGGGTGCTCACGGGGGCATTCTACGGGTATGCTATGGTGCGGGCGGGGAGGGCGAAGTGATCTATCTTCTATTCACGTTCCTGGCGCTCACGGTCTATAGCATGGGGTTCTGGGTAGGCTATTGGTTTGGCGTGCGTGACCGTGACCCCCGAGGGCGCAGGTGATTAAGGCCCTCAAACCCAACCCCCGCCCTGCCTACTCCTGGCCGAGGATTCAAGTGAGGCTCCACCCGGACACCATTGAACTCCTCAAGGTCTACGCGATGCTATGCGAGGTGAAGGGGACAGCGGTGATCCGCACTCTCATCAAGTCGCATCTCGCCCGAGTCTTCGGTAGGGGGGTCGGGGTGGGTGAGGCTCTGGAGAGGGTGAAATCGCTTGATCCTCAGTCTACTCAGGAGCTTATCATGCGAATCAAGGGGGAGTTCGAGGCTTTGCTCTGAGACCACACTCTAGTTCCTACGTAAGCGATCAGTCTGTTGTACGAAAAGTACCAGACGTAGTAACTAGAATGAACCTTTGGCCGAGCAACTTCGTACCCCTCTCTATGGAAGAAACCATTTTCGATCAACTCACCAAAAAGCAGAAATCTGAACCACCATGGAGGAAATACGAAGTCGTGTGGAGGACCCTAGCAACCTCACTCTCGCCTGAGCTTGATTCGATCTTTGGGCTCGTGGTAAGGCTTGCAGGGAGTCGGCGGGCCACGGTAGCTAGATACATGATCCACGATCGGCTGATGGAGATATTCGGCCACGTGGAGCCAACAAGCGGGCACAGAATCCTTATCTCGGGAGCACATGACCTCAAAGAAATGGTTGAACTCTTGCCGCCTGATAGGTATCTAGAGTTCCGCACGATGGTCAAAGCATCCATCTTCCGCCCCGACTTAATCGCCCACGTCAATGATATGAAGGAGACTCATGACCCTACTCGATGAGTACTTGGAGAAGGCTGGCATCGTCAAGCCCGTGGACTGGGTAGGGAACTTTGCCGAGGAGCCCAACGATTACTACGTCCCCCCATCCGAACGCAAGCAGGGGAAGAAACTACCTGGATGCGTGGTTGAGGACTGCTATGACAAACTGATCCGCGACTATCTTGATCGGTTTGGGGATCGGTATAAGACGGTCCCCGACGTAATGCGGGCGGCGATAGTGCACTTTGTTGTCAAGATTATCGCTCCTGCTATGTCGGGGGGGTCGGTCAAGAGAGCACAATCAAAGGCAGCTATGTGGCGGCTCTTGGCCGAAGTGGAGCAGAGTAACGATGACCAAAAGATGATCGACGGGGCGGAGAGACTCTTCATGCGTGCCAAGTTCCAGGGGGAGAAGGACGAAACCTTTGAACTCCTCGATGCGTATATCACTGGGACTATCAACAATGATCGCCAAGAGGGACTACTTGAGAAGTGCAACTCTCACCCCATCTTCGGAGAGGCATTCAAGGCGTATCGGGAGAAGGAGAGGGGTAGGTACTTGGAGCCTGTGGAGGTGGTGAATGAGTGAGCCTAGTGGGGGGGCGTTGAGGATCGCGAAGGAGTACCTAGACGCCATCTACGCTTATGCGCAGCGTCCAACATTCGCTGAAGAGGCTCTCGCCCGCGCCATCGACGCGCATACGAGGGAAGCAGAGGAGCGCGCCGAGTACTGCAACCAGCGCTGGAACACAGCCGTAGACAAGCGACTCGAAGCCGAGGCCACCCTCACCAAGGCGCGGGAGGCACTGGAGAAGATCGCGGCCAACGCCCAAGATCCACCTCCGGGGTTGAAGTGGAATCGCGTCCGCGAGATCGCCCGTATCTGCAAGGAGGCCCTCGATGAAGCCGCGGACGCGAAGGTGCTTGATCGTGAGGGTGAGGTAGAGACACTTCGTGAGGGCGTTATATATCTCAAGGCGAAGGTAGCCGAGTTAGAAAATAAACTCCGCAGCCACAAAGAGGTAGAAGAATGCACCATTGCAGACCTGCGGGAGAAGGTTGCGGAGCTGGAGAAGGAGCGGCTCACGCTCACCGCGTCGGAGTCGCTTGCGGTCGTTCGCATGACCGAGTCAGAGGCCGCCCTCGGGAAGCGTATCTGGGAGGTGGCCCAAGCCGAAGCCCGAGGCAGAAGGGTGGGGATCGGTGAAGCCGCGAAGTTCGTCGTATCGACTTGGCCGAATGCGGCCGGGGCGATGCTTGCCGAGGTGCTCCGCTCGCTGCTCCCCGAGAAGGCGCAAGAGGAGGGGGCGGGAATCGGTTTCATCCCCTGCACCTACCACATGAATACGATGGAGGACTGCGAGAGTTGCCACCCTCCCGCCCCCGAGACCCCCCGAGAGCCGAAGGCGTGAAGCCAAGCGACCTATTCGAGGGATTCGGTGATACATGGCGTGGGGGTCAACTGGAGTGCTTGAATAGGTTACTCAATTCGAATAGGAGATTCAACCTCGTGGGCGCTCCGGTAGGTGTGGGAAAGTCTCTAATAGGAATGGGATATGCGAAACTTAGCGGGCTCCGAACCGTGGTACTCACGAGTACTAGAGCACTTCAAGATCAGTACTCCAAGGAATTCCCCGACCTCCACGACCTCCGAGGACTCCGGAACTATCCTTGCGCTCTCCTTCTGGATCGTGGCTCTCGTGATTCTACTTGTGATCTCGGACCTTGTCATGACGGAGAGGAGTGCGTGTATCGCGCAGGGGGATGCGCTTACTACGATCAAGTCGAAGGTGCGGCGGGGGCTAGAGTAGTGCTCACCAACTACTCGATGTATTACACGTTGAGAGACGCGGGGCTACTACATAAACTCGGCCCCCGGGAGCTACTGATTTGTGACGAAGCCCACGATGCAGCAGCCCGACTGGGATCCTATGTTGGAGTTAGTCTTAGCCCGAGAGAAGTTCGATTCCCCCTTCATGCGGCTGACTTTGGCATTGATGGGTGGAGAGCATGGGCCGGAGACTGTCTATCACCACTTCTTGACGTGGATCCCAAGTCACTCCGAACCCACCGTGATAGGAAGAATCTCAGGAGCCTCATTACTCGATTGGCTAAGTTATCAGAGGCAGGAGATGACTGGCGACCCGATTCCAGATACTCCGAAGGATGGGCATTCGAACCCGTCTGGGCAAGGGGATATACCTCCGAATGGTTATGGGGCGATATGGAAAAGATCGTCCTCCTTAGCGCGACGCTGCGGCCGGTAACTGCGGAGGAGGAGCTTGGGCTCAAGGATGAGTCCTATGAGTTCTTCGAGACTCCTTCTCCCTATCCTCCCGAAAGGAGACCGATAGTCCATGTCAAGACGAGTCGAGTCAACCACAAGATGTCAGACATCGCGAGGGAGAGATGGATCGAGCGCGTTGACCAAATCCTCGAAACTCGACAAGATCGCAAGGGGATTATCCACACGGTCAGTTATGATCGAGCGCGCCAACTCTCCTTACGCTCCCGCTTTGCTACGCGAATGTCTATTGCGGAGGCTGGAGCATCTTCACCTGGAGTGGTCGAGCGTTTTAGGAGAGATAGCGCGGGTGGTATCCTTGTCTCCCCCTCCGTCCACACAGGACACGACTTCCCCGCCGATCTCGCCAGATACCAAATCATCGTCAAAGTCCCCTACTCAGACACCCGCTTTGGACTCGCCGCAGCCCGCGCGCAAGAGGATCCCGACTGGGCGAGGAGGCAGGCGGCGACGACACTAGTGCAGATGAGTGGGAGGATAGTGAGGGGACCCTTGGATTGGGGTGAGACGATAGTCATTGATGACAATGTGGTGGATCTCTACAATCGCCATAAGTACCTATTCCCTCAGTGGTTTAGAGCAGCATACCGCAGTCAGGTAGATATTCCGGAACCTTTAAGCGCAGACTAGCGTAATAAGCCGAGAGGAGAACAACCATGGATATGGAGCGGTTTAGGGCGATTGTCCCGAAGATTGACGCGATACTTGCGCGGGGATTGAGCGAGGGAGTCGGTACTCGCGGTAAGCAAGTGTGCGTAGAGGCTGCGATTTGTGAGGCTCTTGATCTCCCTCATGGCGATGACCCGAAGTGTGTATCGCGGCAGGTGCGGGAATTCAAAATTAGGCTCAATGACTCCCAATGGTCCTCTCCCGAAGCGCGAGCCAAAGGCCTGCGTGATCTCGCCGTCGCCCAACTCGGGAGTGACCAGATAAATGAGAACGAGTTCTGCAAGAGACTCCGAGAGAAGACCATTCGGGTTCTCATCCCCAAACTCTTCCGCGAAGTGCTCTCCGAATACCCCGGTTGCTTAGCGGCGGCAGATGCTTGTGAGCGGGAAGGAGGGGCTGCGAGGGCTGCGGAGGCTGCGGGGGCTGCGTGGGCTGCGAGGGCTGCGGGGGCTGCGTGGGCTGCGGGGGCTGCGGGGGCTGCGGAGGCTGCGAGGGCTGCGGGGGCTGCGAGGGCTGCGGAGGCTGCGGAGGCTGCGAGGACTTGGGCTGCGAGGGCTGCACAACCCACCCCCACCGACGAATACCTCATCCTATCCGCTAATCTGGCTTTGGAAGTGTTTAAGGAGATGGGCGCGCCTGGGGTTAGCCTCCTGTGAGGAGGATGACGGGATTTGCGGTTACTCTTCTCCTCGGCGTGTTCCTCGGATACCTCATCACTACGCTTCCCAAGCGACCCCAACTTGTACTCACTACGCGGCCATTGAGTCATGTGTACGGGGCAGCGATTACCGTAGATGCCCCGCATATGGGACCTACGGGGGAGGAGAAGGGGATATACTATGCTTGGTGTTATGAGGGGTACATGAGCTTCTCGAATGGGTTCAAGGAGACGAGTCCCATAGTCGCCCATCGAGATGAGAGATGTGAGGGGGTTCATTGATTCGTGCTTCGGAAGAACTGGCGCGGCGTGGAATGGACACGCAGTTAGGCGCGCTAACGTGGATGATCCTCCACAGTGTAGGGTTCAACTCCCTGCCGCCAGTTCTTCGGGAGCATGAAGGAAGGTGGTCGAGAGCAGCCTGTGAGTGGCTTTGGGCTAGCTCGGGAAGCTCGTGACCCCGATCTCATCGGACCCGGTTGAGATAGACCCGGAATGGTACCGACCCGACCCACTCCACCCTTCATGCTCCCCTTTCACTCATAACTAGGAGGAACCTTGAGCGACAAGAAACTCGACGTGAACGACCCCAATTACAACCCCTTTGACCCGGAGAACATGGCCGGTGGGATGTCGATTGGGTTGGATGATCGGACCGCGACGGTGTTGGATGCTCGCTGCGAAGACGGGCAGTATGGGGGGCAGTTGATCCTCACTCTCCAAGCCGATGGGGAAGATAAGCCCTGGACCAAGTGGTATGACGCGGGTAACAAAGCGAAGGCGAATGACACGGGTACTGCCTTCCTCGACGAGCATGGCAATACCTTCACCCCCACCAAGATCAGCGAAGTAGGGCAATTCGGTACCGCTCTCTTCGACGCGAAGATCAAGAACTTGGGTGCGATTGCGAGGGATCTCTCCAAGCTCATCGGCCATCGTCTCCACTTCAAGGAAGTCACCCAGTACTACGTGCAGGGAGACAAGAAGGGGAAGCCGAAGCAGAGGACGTTCACCTACAAGGATGGACACCCGAAGGCGGGGCAGAAGGGTACTGCGGATAAGACCATTGCGCTCCCTGTGAGCGTGGTGAGCTACCCGGGGGGAGTCGCGGCAGGGGCGTCAGACGTCATTGAAGCCAAGGCCCGCGAGTACATCGTGAAGGCAATCGCCGAGGCTCCGGGTGGGAAGCTCGCCATCGCGGATACGAGCCGAACTGTCTCCAAGCTCATCAACGGCGATCCCGACAAGGCGGGCATTCTCGCTAAGGTCGCGGATAAGAAGTTCTTGAAGGCGTCGGGGGAGGCGTTTAAGTTCGATGGGTTGACGCTGAGTCTCTGATGCCGAAGATCAAGAACTTCCCTAAGAGTATTTGGATCCGTTTGGAGAGAGACGGGGATAACGACTACATCATCTCCGGGTTGACTCCTGATGATGTGATAGAGGAGTCCGGCCCAACCAAGGTCGCGGAGTATAAATTGGTTACGGTCAAGACCGCGACCAGTAAGACCATTCTCAGTTGACTCTCAATCTCTAACCCCCCATAGTCAGGGGATGTCAAAACCCAAGGTTCCTGGGGGCGGGCAACCGCCCCTTACTGTTGAGCAGGAGAGAGTAGTACACGAGACACTTCGGAGGCTCGGAACCAAATGGGAGGATGACAGGGAGAGCGACCCAGACTCCCGCGAGGACGGATGGGAGAATGATTCGCAGTGGGTGGCTGAGCAACTAGAGTTACTGGAGATGCATGCGGTGAGTGTGTATGGGAAGCGGGCATGGCCGATTAATGCGAGGTGGAGGGGAGGAGTGGCGAAGTGGCTGAAGAGATTCTGATTGGAGTTTAGGGATCTAGGGCGATGGGACTCCGATGCCCATACCCTCCGCGAGGATGGCACTAAGGTTGGGGAAGGTAGGGAGCCGGGCCTCCACCTAGGTCAGATCATCTCAGAGATTCGCAAGGAGGAGGGTAAGACGTATGGGCCGGGGTTCGAGGGGGAACCTAAGTGGATTAGGGCTCAAGAGGGTTTCCTCTGGGAGAAGGCTCTAGAGCTAGTCGCGGGGGGCATGGCAATTGACCCAGCCATGGACATCGCCTTCAAGCGCTATATGCTCCAGGCCCGCGCGGGCATAGCCAAGCAGATCAAGTTCGAGTACCAGGGGATTCATATGACTCCCGATGGGTATGATCCCGCTACTAAGACCCTGGAGTCCTATAAGCTCACCTCCCAGAGTATGCGGAAGGGGTCAAGTGTTGAATCCTTCCATGAGCATTTCAGGCATTGGATCCTCCAAGAGGGTGGGTATTCAGTCGCGGCTAGAGCAGCGGGATATGAAGTCGAGCAGGTTCACTGGCTAGTCTTCTGGGCGAGGGGGGATTACAAGTGGAATTGCGACGCCAAATGTCCCCCTAATTGCTCGATGGATAACCACGCAAAGCAAGTGCGGATCTACGAGGCGAAGTTCACCGACCGCGACCTTGACGCCATCTGGGCTGAAATCTCCCGCATGAAGATGAAGATGGAGAACAAAGGAGCGGGGGAACCCGTATAACACATCATGAGTATCCCCCTTGACTCTCTCCTCACCGAGTGCAGACGCCTCCTAGACCAGAGGGACGCGATCCTAGAGCGATGTGATTCCCATGCGGACTTGGTTGACTCCCTGAGTAGCAGGCTGGAGGAGGCTGAGCGCGACCTCAGAGGCTCCCTAGAGTGCAAGTCGGACATGGAGGAGACCCTAGCCGAGATGCGAGAGGAGTTGGAGAGTAGGCCAGATGCGGTTGGGCAGGGGGTGAGGGAGATACTCGACTTACTGAGAGAGGTCATTGAGGATACGGAGGGGGAGGCGGATGAGTATTGATCTGAGTGCGGCCCTAGCGGCTCGCTTCAAGCCAGTCGAGAAGGATACCTCTCCGGGAGTGGTGATCGAGATTACCGGACTCCCCGGGACGGGTAAGACTGATCTCGCACTCCGAGCCCCCGGCCCCGTGATCCACTTCGGGTTTGATTACCATGGGGCGAGAAGGGCGGCGAGTAGGCTTACCTCCGCCTATGCCGAGAAGATGGCCAGGGTAGTCACCCGCACCTATCCCCTCTCCCCGCGCGACCGCAAGAGGGAAGCCGATGACGTGGCGAGTGAGCAGATGCGGAAGGAAGTGCTGATTCCCTTCCTTGAGGACTTTGAGTTCGCGGTGGAGAACGGGGTGCGTAGTATCGTAATCGACACTCTTGATCTCATGAAGCAAGCCCAAGTCATCTCTCGCTTCGGCAAACTCGAATCCAACTCCCAACTCGCCTATGGGGAGATCAACGCGGAGACGGCGAAGATTATCCACACTGCCCGCCAAGCGGAGATGGTGGTGGTACTCATCACCCGCATGAAGGAGGAATACCGCCCCGTCACCCTCCCCAATGGGAAGAAGGGCTCGGAGGCTACTGGCCGCATGGTGAAGTCGAGTAACGTCGCCACGAGTCACGCGGTTGATGCGTGGATCGAGACTCTTGTGGACGGGCGGGAATTCAAGGTCCGCATCGTGGACGCCAAGACTAACAAGAGTGCTAATGGGATGGTGCTCGACTCGCCTGAATTCGCTCAGGTGTGCAATCTGCTCAAGCCAGATGTCGATTATGAGGCTTGGGAGTGAGACTCCTCTGCTTCCTAGGCGTCCACAAGTGGTCTGAGTGGATGGTGGTAGAGAAGTTCAAGAGGCCCGCATGGTATCGGTACTGTGTGCGGTGTAGGAAGCCCGGTTGCTGAGCGCCGATCCACGAGCGGGGAGTAGATTGCTCGTACCGATTCTCCAATCCATTGGAGTCCCACTCCAAGAAGAACTCCTAGTAGCCGGGGACTTCGCATGGCAGGGGAGGGGAGAAGGCGACCGCCCGTGCCCAATCGGAGTCGAGTATAAGACCATAGGCGACCTCATGAGTTGCATCACCTCCGCTCGCTTCTCTGACGTGCAACTCCCCGGTCTAGTCAAGCTCTACGAGCATGCATGGTTGCTCATCGAGGGACTCTGGAAGCCTAATGAGGAGGGTAAACTAGTCCTCCATGGTTCGCACCTACCATCTTGGGGCCGCAAAGTCTGGATGTACTCGGACATAGTGAAGTGGTTGAGCACCATCGAAATGAAGGGGGGGATTCACATTGCTAGAACAGGGAGTAAACAAGAGTCGGCCTTCTGGATCAAGGCGAGTTACTCATGGTGGACGTCCAAAGCCTGGGAAGATCATGACGCGCACCGCCATCACGCGAAGCCTGCTCTTGAGGGTACGTGGACTGAGACAGGCTTGGTTGAGAGATGGGCCGCGAGCTTACCTGGGGTCGGACCGAAGCGATCTGGTGAGGTTTGTGGAAGCTTCAAGACACCTCTTGAACTTGCAGAAGCTACTAGAGAGCAATGGAGAGCGGCAGGATTAGGGCCGAAGACTAGTGAGAAGGTATGGAAGGCTATTAGGGGGGAGTGAATAATGTTTGAAACGTTGGCCTGGATTATCGCTTCAACGATTGGCGGCGTTCTGGGGGCTTTAATCGTTAATGCTTATCACGAGAGGAGGAAGTGATGGAAGAGAGAGATCCACTTGATATAGCAGTTCGAGTATTGGCGGACCTACTGATCGGCATAGCACTTGCGATCCTGATCTGCATTCCTTTCATTGGGTGTGATTTCAAACTGCCTGCGCCGAATCCCACTCCCACGCCGACGCCGGTGTCTACCCCGACTCCGACTCCCATCCCCACACCTAAAGCCTGCGTGATCCCCGATGGGCCGGGAGCAACGTTCCTAGTTCCTCGCCCCCCAGCGGATGAAGCCGCGACTAAGGCCATCAATGCGGCTGCGTGGAATGTGGTTAGTGGGCTCGCCCCCTGCGATGGTCCCCCGGTGTCCCGCTGTACTGTCTTCGGGCCTACTAGTATCGAGTTCCGCCTGAGTGTCGTGGAGCGTATCAAGAGCAATGGAGGATGTGCGGGTATTCAGGCGACTTCTGATGAAGTCTGCGTGCTGCTCGCGGATGGGAAGAGTTGCCAAGGATTCCACATCTACACCGATGGGCGGGATGCGATCCATGGGACAGTCGGGTGGGCACCTGGGAGTGCGAGGGATACTTGGCATCTGGCGCTACCGGGGCCTCAGCCGACTCCGGTATCTACCCCAACCCCCACTCCACTCCCGTGCCCACCCGAGGAACAGATTTGCAGTACTACCACGGGGGGTCTTCACCTCAAGACTGTTTGCCAATGCCCGGTCTCTCCTTGCCCCACTCTCGGCCGCATCGTACTCACGGTTAGACAGGGAGCTAGGCTCTTGGTAGACGCCACCCCCCAGACTTCGGATAAGGCGTGGTGTGATGCGAATGGATTCGCGGGTAGGAACAATTGCCCGATGGGAGCGGAGGGGAGTGAGTCTCGCCCTAAGTGCGAAACCCTCGCCGGACCCTACACGTGGTTGGTGGATGGGGGGGATTTCTTCAACAATGATAACCCATTGCAGATCGTGGTCAGGAGCCATGCAGTGGGGAGTAAGGCGAGTGTGTGTGGGGGTAATCACGTCTGCGCTTCGGTCGCATTGCCCTAGATGGCCTGCATCACTGGTACCGGAGAGATCACAAGACTAGGCCTCGGTTGGCACTTTCCTTGTCCTGACTGTGGAGTAGAGATCCCACCATTCTCCTATCACGATTGTCGTACCCCCGAGGAGAAGGAGCGTTGGCTAATCGAGATGAAAGCGCGATGTACCGCACTGGGGATCAAATGATCCTCCCCGCCCGTTCTACCCCCGAGTCCATTCACAGGGCAGAATTCCATCAGCATCGCATTCAGGGCGACCGTGTAGAGTACATGCGTAAAGCGAGACTCAGGAGCAAGCGGCGGGAGTGCAAGAGGGCTAGGGATCATGACTGGGATGGGCCGATTCAACCGAACGGAATGCCCGCCTGCTTCGTATTCTCGTATTGTACGCACTGCCGAGAGATAAGGTGGAGTTGAGTGCCCAAAGCGTGGACACCCCGGCCGTTCCAGATCGAAGTTCCTGGCGACGGGGAGTCCACTGCTCAGATTGCGGTCATTGGGGAGGCTCCCGGAGCTACTGAGGTTAGACTCAAGACTCCTCTGGTGGGGCCTAGCGGTGATATCTTCTGGACTCTACTCAACAAGTATGCGTGGATAGACCGGGGGTCTTGCTATGTGGACAACTTCTGCCAAAGGCGACTAGATGATAAGCTTCCCAAAGATAAGCCTAAATTGGATGCGGCCGAGTTCAACTATTGGAGAGAAAGTCTCCTCGCTCGAATTGCGCGTCTACAGCCAAAGATGGTTCTTGCGGTTGGTGCATACACCACACGTGCTCTACTCGGCGAAGTTGCACTTCACACGGCACACGGTCTCCCTCATTTGGGGGTGGATGGCGTTACCATCTTCCCAGTCTTCCATCCCGCCGGCATCCTCCACGGAGACTCAAACTCCCTAAGTCTGACTGCTTTCGATCTAGCCCAAGCGGGGAAGTGGTGGAGGGGGGAGAGGGAAGGGGGAGATGAAGGGCCGGAGGAGACAGAGATCGTAACCCACATAGATAACCACGATGACGTTACTGAGATCGCGGTTGATACCGAATACTACCCCCTGACCGGGGAGCCCATTTGCTGGTCGGTGTCGGCCCAACCCGGTAAGGCGATTGTAGTATGGCCGCACCAGACACGAGAGATGCAGTTACTCGGGGAGTGGATTAGGATCAAGAAGCCCCTCATCATCTTCCACAATGCCCTAGCCGACCTCCCGCCCCTCAAGCGCATGGGGATCGACATAGACGGGTGGGGCATCCCCTGGCGTGATACCATGGAGCAGGCTTACCTCCTGCGCCATGAGCCTCTTGGCCTCAAGGATCTAGCCGAACGCCATCTAAGCCTCAAGATGGAGGACTATGCTAGCCTTGTTGCTCGACATTATGACCCGCCTGCTCTTGCTAGTGCTGCTAGTCATGTGGCCGCCCATAGCAGTATTACTCCTAGTCAAACCCACAGCCTTAAGACGGGCAAGCCCTTCAAGAAGCCAAGGAAAGAGAAGGTAACCTATGCCGACAAGAGGACGAAGGAAATTGCATCGGCACTCAAGAAGCGCGATATCCCCGCGCTCACTTACCTCCTCGCCTTGGAAGAACCGTCTCTTGCGATTGTCCCGAGGGAGGAGGTGGAGAGGTACTCGGCACGCGATCCTGATGCCACGCTGCGAATCTACTCGCGATTCACCCCCCGAATTGACGGGCAGGGACTCGGGCCAGTTGAGGAGCTTGACAACGCAGTAGTCCCCATGTTCGCGGAGATGAGCAGGGTGGGGCTGCCTTTTGATGAGGGGAGATATGAGCAACTTCGACATTTCGTTCAGGAAGAGTCGGGAAGGCTCTTGGGAACTTGTCGCAACCTCTCTGGGGTTTCAGATTTCAACCCCGGCTCTTCGGATCAAGTGGCCCTCTGGTGCCGTGCAGAGTATAAGCGATCCGGGAGATGCAAACTCTACCGCAAGACAGACGGGGGAGAAGACTCCACCGACAAGAAGGCTCTAAGTGGACTCATCGGAGAACACCCACTTATATCGAGTATTCTTGAGTACCGAACCCTTGCCAAACTCAAGTCGTCCTACGTGGATAAGCTTCCCTCTATGCTTGGAGGAGATGTTAGATATCATCCAGACTGGCGGCTCAAAGGAGTGGAGACAGGAAGGGCTGCCGAATGGATTCTTACTTTCCCAAGTCGAACGGAGCTTGGTAGGAGAGTCCGCTCGTGCTTCGTGGCCCCGCCGGGTTACGAGATGGCTAGCTTTGACCTTTCTCAGATTGAGTTGCGCATTACTGCGGCTCTGAGTCAAGATCCCACCATGCTCTCAGCGTATCGAGAGGCGAGGGATCTGCACCAAGAGACAGTTGATGGAGTCTTCGGGGGAGCCAAGGATGCCCGCCATGCCGCCAAGATAGTCAACTTCAGAATGCTCTACGGTGGGGGAGCAAAGTCGCTCTTCGAGGGGCTCATTCAGGAGGGGATAGTTAATGAAGATAGATCGCCCAAGTTCTCCAAGACACAATGTGGGGACATCATTTCCGGATGGTTCGATACCTACCCAGGAGTCCGAGCCCTCATCGACCGCACCACAGACTTTATCCGATCAACTGGATATGCTCGCACAGAGCTTGGTCGCCGTCGCTACCTCCCTGCGATTTATCTGCATGGCGATAGACTCGACTATCTACGCGAAGAAGCTGTCAGACAAGGGTTCGCGCATGTCATCTCGGGGACCGCGCAGGAAGTCATCAAGCGAGCGATGGTGCGGGTGTGGGCGGCAATTACGGGCCGGGGGGGAGAGAGACCACGGCTTGCGGGCGTGCTTCCGCTCCTCCAATACCACGATGAGCTAGTCTTCATGGGTCCAGAGGGGGTATTCGAGGATGCTAAGTGGATCATCATGGAGGCTATGTGCGCCGACTCGGAGAGGTTCGGGATACCTATTGAGTCTAAGATGGTGGTGGGGAAGAATTGGGGGAGCCTGAAATGAACCAATTTGAGTTTATGGTCAAGTCATACGGATCTCATCTCACCGTGACCACCAGCGACGCACAAGCCAAGATAGAGATTTATGATGATGACGAGGCTCAGTACGCCAGACTATATCTAAGTGAAGCCCAACTCCGCACCCTAGCCATCGCCCTAAACATGGCCGCAGACGAGTTGCGGGAACGAGGTAAATAGATGCCCTATGCGCGCCGCAATTGTAGTGTCTGTGGTAATGAGTTCGTCCCACTCCGCCCAAGCCGCAACAAGGGTACATACGCGCAGGGGCAGACTAGGTGTGCTCAGTGTCGAGATATTGACTCGGAACTAGTAGGGGCGGGAGTTGATCTTCCTCCCACTGTTAACAACTCGGCGGGTAGCGATCTCCTCCCCCCGATAGTGCAGGGTGTCTTCGACCTAGAAACCTTCTCCCTCCACCGTAACTGGGGAGTCCTCATGGTAGGCTGCATCATGATTCACAGAGGGGGGAGTAAGCCAGAGATGCACACCTATACCCTCCGCGATCACTCTCCTGATTGGCCTACCCGACGCGGTGATGATGGTGAACTCGCCAAGATCATTGCGACTAAATTGGACGAGTGCCACGTTTTGTATGGGCATAACTCCAACCGCTTTGATATTCCCTGGATGAGAACTCTAGCGATGAAATACGGGTTCAACTGGCGCGAGAAGAAACTCGTGGATCCCTGTGCCATCGCTTGGAAGAAGTATGCGCTAAGCAACAACTCTCTTCAAACGGTCGCCAACTTTCTTAGCCTAGGCCAGAAGATGCCACTAGGGGAAAACGTCTGGAGAGACGCGCTACTCAACGATGATGAGGCGTGCTGGAAACTCCTTGTGGAGCGATGCCAGTCGGACGTGATAATCCTCAACAGGATCTCCGCTCGGATCATCGGAGACGTGGGGATGATTGACAATAATGGCTCAGCATGGCGCTAGGGCATGTCGCTCAATGTGAGGCGCAACCCTACTCATGCGGGAAATGCGGCCCGTCGCCACACTACTGCCATCTCCGGAAGAACGGTCTACAGAGAGACTGCATCACTTGTGCTAAAGCCCGCGCTCGACTCCGGAGGGAGACTAAGGGAGAGGAGATCAACGAGTGGCACAAACAGTACCAGAGGCGTAGCCGAGACAAGAAATCGGTAAAGCTAAAGCAGATACGACGTAATCTGAAGACGCTCGTTATCGCGGCTTACGGCGGTCGGTGTGAGTGCTGTTGGGAGACTGGTTGGGAGTTTCTCTCAATCGACCACAAGAGCGGTGGTGGCAACAAGCACCGCGAGGCTCTGGGTGGATCGTATTCATTCTATCGGTGGCTGAGAGACTCTGGTTTCCCGAAGGATGAATATCAACTCCTCTGCATGAACTGCAATTTCGCCATTGGCAAGTATGGCCGTTGCCCCCATGAGGTGGCTAGAGAGAAACTTGCATGAGGAGGCTCCCGCGCATCATCCGACTCCCAGGAGGCTTCATCATCGAGGTAAAGCTCTGCCGCTTGTCTGGCGAATGGGGGAGTTGGGATTACTCCATAGAGGCAGCATTGGGACTAATCAAGATCAACAAGAGGGCGGATAGGGCGAGGCAATGGCGCACGCTCGGCCATGAACTCCACCACGCCATGACTGACTACAACCATTGGCTAGACTACAAGGTGAGGGAGTTGGAGACCGCCATGGGTCAAACTGCGGCGGAACTTAGGGAGGATGATTGATGGGACGGGAAGCGAGAGCGAAGACAGAGAAGAGAGAGGTAACTCCCCTCATCTTCCCTGCCGGACTACACATGAACAGGGAGGGTCAAACTCCCATCTTGAGGCGACATGATGAAGGCCAAGTGTCCCTATGGTGGCCGGACGGGACGGTTGAACTCTATGTCCCCGCGAAGGAGGAGGATTGGAAGGGGGTGGAGGCCCCGAGAGTTGAGCTTGACTAGCGATCCTCATGGCTGCGACGTATGCAGCTTGGTAGACGGCGACCTTGCAATCAAGGAGGATGCGACGTGGTGCGCTCGTTGCAGGAGTTGGATTTGTACGGATTGTCGATCCAATTGGCCCCGCCGTATAGAGGCGATCCTCCGGAGGGGTTTAGGACACCGGTTTCGCATTCAACATCAGTCAAACAAGGGGGTGGAGGAATGACAGACTCTAGGATGGTTACTGGTGAGGGGGTTCCGAAAGAGGAAGTGGATTACGCTCGTTATCTAGAGAAAGCCCGCAGTGTGGAATTGAGAGAGCCTGCGCCCAACTCGCCACTCAAGGCGGCCGAGAAGACGGTTGAGGTGCTGGAGACGCTAGTGGGGAAGAAGGATTTGGAGGCACTGAAGCCCAGTCTACTGGCCGGCTATAAGCAGGGGCCGGGGGCGACCATAGTTCCCAAGACGCCCCGCGAGCGACTATTTGAATCTCATGCTCGCCTCTGCGCCGAAGCCCTCGAAATCATGAAGAGGAAGAATGCCGATTACGCAACCGAGGAAGATCCTCTACTCAACTTTAGGATTGGTGGACTCACGGGGATTGCAGTTAGGAAGTGCGACAAGGCAGTCCGAGATGTCAACCTCCTCAAGAAGGGGGATGCGTGTGTGGCGGAGTCTCGCAAGGATACTTTACTGGATGAGATCAACTATGCTATACTGGAGCTTTTTGCGGAGGAGGAGGGGATGAGACCTTGACTCGGGAGGAGTTATTCCGGAGACTTAGTAACACAACCAAACTTACAGCTCGGACCGCACACAAGGTGGCCGAAAACATCTTGCTTGAGTATATCGAGGATGATGATCTAATCGAGGTGTGGGCTAACCTAAGAGATGATTGGTGGTATGCATGAGAGCATCCCTCAAGCACCATGGTCGCCATCCCTGCCGCCACTGCAAGACTGCGCCGGGGAGCCTCCATCTCAATTCTTGCGTCAAGGTGGGGGTGGTCACTACCGATCTACTCTCGAAAGTCATGATGGAGCATGAGAAGCCAATCCCCAGTGAGGAGACCATCCAAGCAGCTAGCCAGCATGAGGCCCTGACCCTCCTCGGGAATAAGAAGAGCCTAGACGACTTCCTGCGGCTCACCCTCATCCAGCATGCACTCAAGGATGCAGCACTCGGGCAAGGGGAGGATAGGGAGGCAGCAGCGGCTAGGAAGCGGTTTGCGGATGTGGCGGGTAAGCTCGGGGGAGAGGAATGATTCCTTATCACGATAGACGCCGAAGGCACTGGAGGCGGGTGCGAGGATACACATGGAATCAATTAAGGTGGTTGCCCGAAGTCATCCAGCATCGAAATGACGTAGAGTTCCTTTTGTGGTTCGGGCGTCGAGTTGCCTAAGCGTCGTAGTTGGTCATTGAGCACGCTCCTCTGCCGAGATTATGCAAACGTGGGGTTCGATGCGGGCTTGAAGAACAAGGATTGGCGAATAGAGTTCTGCTTTTGGTTAATCTTCAGCGCGTGGCAAATCCGATGGTTGAACGACTGGGAAGGCAGGAAGATGTACCAGTTTGGACCCTTTGAGGTAGACATCTACTATTATGCCTAAGCGTCTCATAGGCCAGACCGATTCAACAGGGAGACTCAAGAAGAAGAAGGCGGGGAAGGGTCTAGGCTCCCTCTTCTCCTCTGCGGACTCAGGGGAATTGACTCCTGAGAGGCAGGCACTCGTTGACCTCTGGGGCTCTGACTTCTGGACATTCCTAACCGCGACAGACCCCACCACTCCAGGCAATCCCCCAGTCATCCTCACCAAAGATGAGTCAGACGAGAAGCATCCATACAAGCCGTTCCCCCAAGATCGCCCTTACTTGCGTATCCTCGCCCATGAGTTTTTCGGCCCCCATCAACACATCTTCGTGAACAAGCCGAGGCAGGTGATGGCTACATGGTGTGCTAACCTGGGGCTGTATTGGGATGCGCTATTCAAGCATGGGCGCAAGCACTTCATATCAAAGCATAAGGAGGAGGAGGCTAGTGATCTCCTTAGAGACAAGATTCGGCATGTGCATGGACGCACTCCCCCGTGGTTCCAACATGCCTATCCTCTATCATCTGAGCCAGTCCACAGGGCTGATTTCCTCCGAACTGATAGCGATATCACGGCAGTGGGACAGAATGCGGCAGTTGCGGCATTTAGAGGGCCGACACCTAGTATCGTACTTATTGACGAGGCAGCATTCCAAGAGACCTTCGCAGCCATGCTCCAAGCGGCACACGCGAGTGCGTCCCGCCTCTGGGTCTTGACTACCCCGAATGTGGGGAACCCCGGGGCTGCCGAGTGCCGCGCCATCCTCAATGATGGCGATGCGAGTAGGTATCTAGCTGCGGAGAGGGTAGAGGAGGAGGAGAGGATGCCCAACATGGCCGAGGGGTGGGATCAGAGGTAGTATGTCATACTCGTATACATGCTCTCCCTGTTACTCGCCACTCTCGTCACCCTCTCCCCCCGTCTCGGTATTGCCCCAGTTCGCATAGCCATTAGAGCGGCGATTGAGAAGCCTAGCGAGTCCTGGTACTGTCCTAGTGTGGAACTCACTTGGTCGGATGGAACTCGATCCTTCCGGGAGTCTGACTGCGAGCCCTTCGAGGATCTCCCCGAGCACTACTATTGGTCGGAGAGGTTTGAGCGGGTACTCGGGCCGGGAGCGCATCACTTCGAGGTGAGGCTCAAGCAGGGAGCGACGGTGGAGCTTTACCGCTTAGACATGGAAGTCTCAGGGGGCGACGACTAGGGGTCTACTCTCGGGATTGATCTTCCCCGTGGTCTCATACCAGCCTACAGACTCCTCAGAGCCCATCGCCTTGGGAGCATACTCGCCGGTCGGGGCTCTACGCGCCAATGGCATGGAGTCCGAGGGGACTAGCGCGCACACCGCGTAGGTAAGTGCATCAATGATGTTATCGTAATGCCCATCCTTGCGAGGACGGTCGGGGACTGGATTCCCTGCGGTCTCCTTCGCGAATGTGAAGGCTCCTCCCATAGCGCGGAGAAGCTCTTGACACGAGGGATCGAAGAGCACCCCCGGGAAGCCATCGGGGCGAAGTCCTAGGAATCGCCGGAATATCTCATGGCGAGCTTTGACTTGGCCCGCTTGGTAGGTGAGAGGGATACCCCCCGACTCGAATATCGCCGCAGCGGTCGCGTCCCTGGGGTCTCTAGCTGCATTCGCCTCAGTTCTCATGCACTCCGGCCCTGCGAAGTTCTCCCAGAGGATGGAGGGCTCGAACCACGGCCCCTCCGGATACCCGTTCTCCGCGTACCAATCCACCCAGTACTGAGCCCGCTCGGATAGCTGCTCATAGGGAATTTCTCCCGATAGGAAGAGGACTGTATCTCGGAAGTGATGAGTCCCTAGCCCGTCCGCCGCGCTCTTGTTCTGGGGGATGAACTCGCGGAGGATCCAGAGACGGTCTTGGGGGTAGGAGTAAGCCCCCCATACACAAGATGGCCGACGAATGCCGAAGTCGAACCCACGGAATAGTGTGACGCCCTTGGGAAGGGAGTCTAGGGAGTGGACGTATTTCTCTCGCCCGAACTCTTGGAACTCGGGGTAGTAGGGGTCTCCCGCCGCAGTGTCCCAATCACGCAGGAACTCGCGAGCAAAGCGCCTCTTGCCCATCAGGCGCTCTTTGTCAGCCCGCCACGAGGGTTTACGGCGCTCGGGGATGGCCCAATACGAGAGGTCTATGACTCGCCACCCGGACATCGTGGTTCGGACGGTGCAGCCTGAGTCGGGAAAATCTCCCGATTGTTCCTCTGAGGGGTCTAGGAAATTAGTGCTTTCGGGTATAGTCAAGAGGCTTCTCGGGGGGGATGTAACCAGATCCCTCCTGCCAGAGACCCGCCTGCCTGCCCTTCAGGAGTAGATCAGTGAGCCCAGTCATCAGGCCACGGAGTTTCAGCACCCAACCCCAACTCGCCATTACTGGATCTCCGACACGAGGTAGGTATAGCCGGTCGAGGACTGCTCCTTAGAAGAGATCACCACTCCCCACTTGCCGCCAGGGAGAGGAACCTTAGCCCCAATCGCCAGCCCGACCTTACTCCGCATATCCACAAGGCGGGGGGTGGTGGATTCGGGGGCGGGCGCGGGAGCAGGCTCGGGCTTGAGTTCCTGCACTGGAATCTCCAGTTTGGGAAGTACCTTGACTTCAGGCACCTTCCCAACCGTCTTCCATTCGAGTTCCATGTCGTCTTCCTTCTTGAGTACCGCTTCAATCGCCTTGTCGGCAGTCTTCTCGGCGGATGGCTTACCCTCAGCTAGGTCTACTTCATGCTTGATGACATAGCCCTCGGAACTGAGGAGGGAGGCGATGGGCGCTCCCGCGTGAGCCTGCTTACCCGCCTTGATGAACTGGTGGACGATTCCAATCAGCACTATGGTAGGCCCGGCAGCCTCGGCCGCGAATCCTCCACCCTCCGAGTCCCACCCGAAGGCTGCGAGGAGACTCCCCGTGAAGTCCCCGTAATGAGTCCCGTGCATCCCATCCCAGACCTTCACCACGAGGAGGGTAGCTCCACCAATGATGAACTTCCAACCATCGCAGAATTTCAATAGCTTACTCAAAGTACTCTCCTCCTTAGATTCGCGGATATTGCTGAGTTTGCCCCGGAGCCATCTGAGGGCTAACTTATGAATGAGTTTATCTTTGATAGCTCCGAGGCCCATGGGTTAGGCAGCCAACCGGAACAAGTAGACGAAGAGCCCGATGCCGAAGGACAATCGCCCGAGTTCGTCTAGTCCCTTGTATGGCTTCTCCATGTTCTTGACCGCTAGATACACGAGTCCGCCGACGACGCAAACGATCAAAGCAGTACTCATTTCACCACCACGCTACAAGTCGCCCCACCCTGTCTTAGGGTGATGCGAAGGGAGCCGTCTGAGAGACGAGTGTAAGTGACCCTGCCCCCACAGGAACTAGAGATAACTTGGACCTGTTGGCAGATAGGGCAAGGGGTTGGAGTCGGGGCGGGAGTCGGAGTAGGAGTCGGGGTTGGAGTAGGCTCAGGATTCGGCCCGGGGAGAGCCGCCGCAACCGCATCTATCTTCGCCTGATCGCCAGGAGTCCTATTCGGAGACCCCACGCCTGGCAGAGTCGCCTTGAGGTTCTCCACAGTGGTATGAGTCACCACCGCATAGCCCGGGATCTGATACGCCAATGCACCTAGATTCCCCGGCCAAGTGTAACCCGGCCATGGAGCACCCAAGTACTGATTGTCGTGGAGGTAGACGCCCGCGAGAGTGGCCCCCGAGTCCACGATGAGTTGAATAGGCTCCTGCCCAAAGAATGCATTGTTGACCGCGTTACCCTTGGGGTTGCCGATGGAGTCTGTAGTGGAGGCATGGAGACGAAGCCCGTAGCAGTCGGTCCATGCTCGACCATTCTCACCGTCTACTAGAGGCGGGTTCGCCTGTGGCCCAACCACATTGCTCACGAAGTCGAACCCATCCATGTCGCCTCTGATCTGGGGGTTGCGCTCACAATTCCCAGTCAGCACATTGTGATGGATGCTGATTCGCTTCCTCGCCCCATACTTGATGAGCATGGTGATGGGGTTGGCGTAGAAGAGCGACCGCTGCACAGTCATATCACTCACGTCCCCCGTCATGTCGAGTGCGCCATCGGTTGCTTGGATGGAAGTCACTCGATCAATCATCACTTTTGAGATCGCTCCACCCGTACCGTCGAGTCCTAGATTGTCGAACTCGATGCTAGAGGCGTCTATCTTCGAGCCTCCCTGTAGCCTCAGACACTTGAAGATGAAGTTGGACGCCGGCCCCTCCACCACTATCGCCCTGTGCTTCCCCACTCCATTGATGACTGCGGCTTGGTTGAGTGTGACCCCATTTTGCCCATTGGCGCAACCATCAATGGTGGTATTGGACTTCAGGTAGGTATTCTCTCCGTCCACCGCGTAAGGCCCGGGGGAGTCAAACTGGACTATGACATTACCTCTCCGCGCACAGTCCGAGAAGCTATTCGGCCCAGTGGGGAGGAGATTATTCACGAGGCAAGTCTGCCCACCCGCTCCACCCGTTGCAGTAGTCCCGTACCCCTCCAACTGCGCGAACGCTGGACTTGCGATTAGTAATCCGACTAGAGTTAGAACCTTCATTGTCTCCCTAATGCGCTTCGGGTAGATAAGAACTCGCCGATTTCTACCCGTACACATATAGAGTGCCTTACAAATCGACTCAAGGGGAGAATTACCCCATGCTCGAAATAACTGATACTCAACCTTCAGATATCTTAGCTTCACACACTTGGGTCCGCTGAATCATAGGGGCCTACTCGGACACGATCCGAAATATCCCCCGTACGCTCTTGCTGCTCTTCTTGGATACCCTTAGCCATTTCGAGGAGTTGATCGGGAGCTTCAATCACGTGGCGGAGGGCTGCTGAGTAGCCCTGCCAGAAGAGGATCTTCTCTGGGGGAGCGATGACTAGATCTTCGAGTGCCGCTTCCCTCGACTCCCTAACGAGTGACTCCCAAACACTCCATCCCGGTTGGACTACTAGAGTGCCGAGAGAGCCCGCTATCTCTAGTATACGCTCCTCGGTGACGTCATCGGTGAATAGCCTATCCCTGCGGTGGTCCACTTGTTCCCCCCCCCTGGGGTGGTTGCGGTGGTGCGGGGGGTGCCTGTCCCCCCGGCGGGTTCGACGCTGCGGCCTGTTGCTGATCGGTCTGGGCTTGCAATTGCCCGAGTGCCGCATTCCTCTGCATCTCGTAATCCTGAGTCTTCTGCATGGTGCCTTCAGCGGAGATGACGCGAGAGGCTCCACGGAGGTCCGCGTCTTCGAGGATGAGGCGCATGAGAAGCCGCATCTCTTGGGGCAGCAAGTTGGCTCCAAACTTATCCGCGAAGAGGGTGAGTTGCTGAATCTGCATGTCACGATTGAGTGCCTTGGTGACTCCCCTGAATCGGAACTGCATATCAAGAGACTCAACCAAATCCGCCTTACTCAGATCCTTGAATGGGCTAGGCTCCCCACTCGCCTTCACCCTGATAGGCTCGTCGCTCATCTGAGCCCAAAGGGAGATGGCTTGATGCAAGGAGGGGAGCATATCCTCCTCTTGGAACTGGATGTCTAGCTTACCTCTGAGGCCCGCCTGTGCTGCTCGTCCGGAGAACTCAGTGCCGGTCACTCGCCCAACGGTAGCAGGCGCTCCTCGGGTGGAGTCGTAGACTTGCATGGCATCGTCGATTTCGCGGTTGATTTCTTCAGGCTCACGGTAAGCCTCGGGGGGCATCGGGGCCTTGACGAGTGCTTGAATCCCATCAGGACGGCTCATGGGGATGATGGAACCCGGTCGAATCTTGCGGAGTGCGTCCGGGAGCCCCACTTCCTTGAGCTTCGTGAAGATGGGGAGGACGTTGAGGGTTGCGCCATCCGAGCGGAGATTCCTGAGCTTGTTAAGCTCATCGAATAGCGACTCGGGTGCCTGCAACGCACTCTGTCCGAAGAACTGCCCGGGGATGACGATGTTCCTAACCGCACTAATCGCGCACATCCCATGCTCGAATGGCATCGAGTAAGGATTCTTGTTAATGACTGCCTTCCGATTCATTACGATGGCGAATGGCACTTCACCATCGGGTTGCCAGACTTCAAGGAGTTCGCAGGAGTCACGGAACTGGGGATCCGAGGAAGTCTCACCCCCGCCGAGGATGCCACGGTCCTGCGCTAGTTGCGCCTCCCACTCGGACATGCGGCGACCATCCCACTGGTTGAGACTCGCCCCCACTGCTTCCTTGTTGTAGAAGCCCTTGGATGCCCGCTCCTCCACCCATGCGCGAGGTTTCACGATGCGGTGGACGATGAAATTCTGATCGTCGATTTCATCCACGAGGGGGTCGAGTATCACATCGTAGATGGAGAGGCGAGTGAACTTGGGGCCTCGGTAGCGGACTACCCGCGTAGGCCCACCATAGGGAGGCTCAGGGATCTTAGCCTTACCCGACTTGTTGACGAGCTCCCTCCACTGCATGAACTCCTGCTGATACTGCTGCCAATCGGGAGGATCTACCGCGCCAGCGAGCTTAGCATCCTCGATAGCAGAGAGTAGCCCATCAATTGCACCCGGACGAGGAACAATGTTGACCTCATGCGCTTCCTCCACCCATGTGGTTTTAAAGAACGATGTACCCGAGACGTATTTCTCTCGGCTGAGTTTGGTTAGGAACTTAGTGTATGAGTTCTTGCGAGCGGTGTAGTCAAGGAGCTTCTCGACACTCTTCGCCCGCTCGATGTCTTGATCGTGTACTGCCTCGGGTTGCCAGATGGGATCCGCGCTAGTGAGAGTACTCACTGCCGCCGCAGTCATAGCCTCTACGTTGGTGAACGGCTTGGGCACGAAGATGTTAGCGCGCCAGTCCTCATCCCGCGAGCGAGGATCGGCCCGCTTGTTGAGATAGAGCCTCCACCACCGATTAGACGCCTCATACACGTCCTGCATCTGGCCGCGATACCAGTTATAGCGCTCCTCAATATCGCGCACGAATGCATGCATCTCAGTAGACTCAGGCGAACCGAGTCGAGTTGCCTTCTTCTTCTCGGCCACTAAATGCCCCTCTTCATGGTTGCGGCTAGAGTCTTGGCGCGTTGCCCCACTTGTTCGGCCCAGAGGGATGCGAGCATGCCTTCTGCGGCATCCTTGTATCTACCCTCTTCCATTGCCTTGAGTGTATTTCTGAAGCCCAACAAGGAAACGATCCCCATGTTGAAGCACATATCCGCAAGTACTCTCTGTCTCGCCTCGCTCATCGTGTACCACCAAGGGAGATTAGCATCGAGTTCCGCCACCACTTCCTTGATGTCATTGTGGAGGAGGATGCGGGACTCTTCTTTGCTGATACCCTTATCGGTGAGGTTCCGCCCCACTCCTATGGTGAGTTTCTTGACCGAATCCAGATAGGGGAATAGCCTCTCCCCTTCGAAGTCAATCAACTGCTCAACGAGCTTACTCTCGTCCACTAGTTAGACTCGATGTACGCCTTAGCCTTGGCTCGCTTGCGGCGCTCTTCGAGGAGTTTCTGCCCTAGTCCAGGCTCGTCTACTTCTGGGCCGGTCTTGGTAGCATTACTCTGCATATCTATCGTCTTCCGATTCTCCATGAGAGCTTGGCGATTGTTGCCCACTGCCTCAGTCCCATATTTCGCAGTGGAGACTTCGGTGTGAAGGTTCTTGAGCGCGGCCTTATTGTCGTAGGCTTCGGGCTTCTTGCCCTCATCCCTCTCCCGTCTCTTGCGAGCGATCATCTCCTGAATGGTTTCCGCCACCTAGCTATTCTCCTTAATGTACTTCTTCGCCTTGGCCTTCTTCTTGGATTTGGAGGCGAACTCGGAGAGTTGGGATTCGCTCATGTGAGTCTTGGTCTCTTGACCGGCCCTCTCCCTGGCGAGTTCCGCGCCCATGAACCTCCGTTGCTTCTCAGATACCGCAGGCATTAGCTTATCTTCCTCCCATCAGCGAAGATATGAGAGGCGACCTTGAGTTTATAGAACCCCGCCTCATCCAAGTCTTTGAGTTGGTCGAAGAGGAGTTGCACCGCTTTCGCGGCCGTGCGCTCAGGGAGCTTATTCAACTCCTCTCGGATAGATACGACTTCACTAGTGAGGTGAATGACCGCTTCTAGAAGATCGGGGGTCTCATCTTTCGCCTGGGGCTTGTGCGCCATTACTTCCTACTCTCTCGAATGTACTCGCGCATGCTGTCAAGGGTCTGCACAAGCATGTCATTGTAGTTACGAACCACCCCCGCGAGGTTGGTCACATTCGAAGCCGAGTGGAGGTCCACCCTCTCCTTGAGGTCTTTCATGGATGTACGAATCTCAGTAGTCGCGTTTGAGCACGTCTTGTCTAGTTCGGCGATGAGTTTGCCTTGGGAGTCTAGTTCATCCCACCATGCCTTTTGCTGGCGCTCACATTCGAGTTTGAGCGCCTCGTCAATCTTCTCGCGCTTATCCCTCGCGATTTCCAAGTCGGATACTCTCTTCTGCATAACCACCCAAACCCCATAGGGGCCGAGGACCATGCCCACCAGTGTGCCAACCTGGATTGCTAGTTGCAGGTCCACTAATTCGCCTTGCAGAAGATGACGCGGACGAATGCGGGGCGGTTCTCTTGGCTGGCCCCCGTGAAGGCGGGCGCGGTGTTCGTAGGAACTCCAGCAGGCCAGGCGACTGTTCCCGCAGGAGTAATGGATGCAACACCGCCAGCAGGATTAGCAGCCGTGGCAGTCGTCGAAGATGTATCTGACGCACCAGTTAAATTTGTGGCACCTCCTGAAGCAGAACTGCCGACACTCGTAACAGTGTGCGTGTGATTGATGACTCCTGAGAACGGTGTCCCCGTGTACGTCGGCACCCCTGCGGGCCAGGAGATTACCGGAGCGGCAACTGTGCCCGTAGGGGTTACACTATCCACCCCACCCGTTCCAGTCACATTCCCATTCGCATTCAGAGTCCCAAGCACGAACTTTCCATTCAGGCTCGTCTCCTCAGTGAACCCAACCGGGCAAGTAGTGAGGCTCAACACGATGATACCGGCTGGAACTGTAAACGCCTGATTCCACGTCCAAGTATTCGTGGCTAGGCATTCGTAGATGCGCTTAAATGCGGCCGTATGGACCCACACATCACCCACATTGCAAGTTGATGGAGTGGTATCCTGCCTATAGGTATTCGCACTCGCCTCGCGCGCGAGTAAGAGTGCCGCGATTAGGATACATCTCTTCATTTACTGAGGACTCGGCTGACCGGGGCCTACAAGGTCCACGCGGTACTTGATTTGAAGTGTGGTTTGAGTAAGCGAGGAGACTGCATTCAGGTTGTAGGTGCAGAGGTTAGTCCCTGCGGTCACAGTCCAAGCGTAGGTGAGAGTCCCGGTTGTGAGTGCCCCCACTCCTGATCCATCCTCGGTCTGATCCGGGTTAGCGGTAGGCCCACCGATTCCGGCCGGGCCTTGATCCACGCCGAGAACCGTACATGTGGAGGTTGTCCCCTCGGCTACCTGCGAGAACCGAACCTCTCCGAACCTTGCTTGCTGCCCAGTACCATCCGACGCAAACACAGTGTACTTGAGAGAGCCTCCCGTGGCCGCATCACTCGCCACTGGGATCGCGACTACCGCAGTAGCACTTGACTCGGTAAGAGTCTTGAGCATTTGCCCGGCGAGGCCGTAAGACGCATAGGTCACAAACTGCGTCGTATCCTGGTTGTGACTATGAATGACTAGAGATGGATCGGTACAAACAGACGATCCGCACGCACCATTTCCAAGATTGGCCCCCTCGTCCGCGTTCTCGCCGAGGTGCCAAGCATTCGCGACTGCTTCGGCAGTAGCCAGATACGGAGCATCGGGTGCCTGGGCGGACGCGGACATGTAGATCGCCGGAGCCGCAGCCGCGCCGAAGAGGAGGCCCTTATCCACGTTGCTCCCTACATCGATATTCCCGGTCACACTCTGCCCCGTGGAGAAGGCATTGTTGATACCCTTGGCGGCTAGGGTAATGCTCGCATCTCCTGGGATGGTGAGCACTCGATTCCCCGTAGGAGTCCCCGCGAATGTCCATGAACCCGTCCCATAGGTTCCGCTCATGTGGAGCACGATGTTGCGCCAAGGGTTAGTGGTGGTGCCGAGGTCTTTGCCTGTGACCATGGCATCGAACCCACCACCGTCTGAGATTTGGGATTGAGTGACGCCGTTATCTTGAAACACTGCGATTGGAACCGCTAACGCATAATTGTCGAGTTGGAGAACAGAACTCACTGGGGTTGGCGGCGTGGTACTCGAACTCAACCCGATATAGGTTCCGACGAACTTGGGGGTTGTGCCTGTATTGGCTGCTAGGAAAACAGCGCCATAGTTGGTGGCATTATTCTTGGCCGTGACCGCAGCGCCCGCAACTCCTATGGAGATGTCACCATTCGAAGCTGAGCCGTTGACTCCAACGTTTGTCCCTGTTGTGGTCGGATTCGTGACCCCGGACATACCACGATTATTCGTGCCATTGAATAGAGTGCCTGTCCCTGCGGCTGAGTTCGTTACGGCGATACCTACGGTCGCCCCACTGCCAGTGTAGCCAGCGCCATAGGTCAAGAGCATACCCCTATTCGTCTGCGCGGCTGATCCAGCAGAGGTAATTGTAAAGGCGAGCCCATTCATGGACTGACTAGGAGCTGCAAGCATCGTCCCGGTTAAGGTCAGGAAGTTGCTTGTCCCGGAGTCGGTGACTGTCTTGCGGAATGTGAAGACGCCATCCCCCGCGCCCGTGTTGTCGAGCACCAACGGGAGGACTGAAGTAGCCGCTGGGGTAGTGCAAGTGAACACGCCCCCAGAAGTCACAGAACTAAAGAAGTCGCCAGCGGTGCAAGTGAGCCCGGTAACTCCACCAGTGCTCAGAGCGGTCCAAGACCCACTAGAGCGGTAGTAGGGAATACCAGTAGCGAGGTTGGTATAGAGAGCGAATGCGGGGATGCTCTCACCTAGGAATGTGCTAAAGGTAGGAACCCCATTCCCGTATGACTCAATCCAGTCCCCGTCACTAGAGCGGACGACTATCACCCCATTGGAGTCTCGTCGCACATTGACCCCAATCGGCTGAGCGGACGCGATGCCCCCTGCGAAGAGGAGAATGAGTCCTAGAAGTAGTTTCCTCAACTCACTCTCCTTAGAGGACGACTATGGTGCTCGGCCCGTAGAGTTGAACCGTCCAGCGGATCTCTAGAACTGTTTCGGTAAGGGAGGAGGCAGCGTTGAGTTGTAGGTCACACGCATTGGCGGGCGTGGTACTCACCCCCCAGGTATAGGTGAGAGTCCCCGAACTAATCGCCCCCACTGCGCTATTGTCCTGAGTCTGCGCGGGGTTCACGGTGGCCGCATCGTTGGAGCCATTGACCACGCATGTCTCAGTCGCGCCCTTGTTCACTACCGCGAAGGAGACAACCCCACTCCGCACTTGATGATCGGTGCCATCAGTGGCGAACACGGTATAGAAGATGCGCCCGCCCGTGCCCTGTCCTGCCGCAATGGGGACTTCGAAGATACCCGTAGCCGCGCCCGCAGTGAGGGCTTTGGTCTTGTAGGCGACTGAGGTAGAGACCCCGGGGCCTTGTGGACCAACGACCACCACATCCGCGAGGACTGGGAGTGCGAGGAATACCGCGAGGAGAGCTAGTTTCTTACCGCCCATCAGCTTTTTCTCCCACGAAGTAAGCCCATGTGGCTTGTGTCCCACCGTCGCCAGTTACCTTGATGCCGAGTCGGCATTGGTCAAAAGGAAGGTTCATGTAAACCGTGTGAGTCCCCGCTGCGGTGAAGGAATATGCGTCAACCGTCTCCGAGGTGTAGAGGGGTAGCCCCGTATGGCGACACTCAAGCGAGAAGTCGAGCGACGTTGCGGTAATCGTAGTTACCTGCTCAACAATCTTGAACCCCGAGTAGGGAGCGACTGAGAACCACCCATCAGTAGTCTCCGCTCCGGTGTGAAACTCCTTGCGGTAGAAGACGTACCCCGTAGAGTCCTGCGAGAGATCAATGGCCGCATTCACTACCGCGTTATCGTCATCGGTGGCGGTAGTGATAACTCTCTCTTGCTTCTGAGTGATGCCCTGCACATTGACTGCGGATGCGCCCGAGTTAATCTGAGTAGGCGCATTGGGGAACATGAGGAGATCCCCTGCAACTAGCCCGATGAAGGGCTCTTCAGTCGCGGCAGTGAAAGCGGTGATAGTGGTTCCCCCACCCGCAACTGTCTTCACCTTGCTGACCCACTTCACCCCTGCGCCGAGGGGATCGGCATTCAGGGTATCCGGACCCCTGAAGAAGCCATAAGTGTAGCTAGTTGCTGCCACGTTGTAATTGGCGAGCAGAGTTACTGCCGCAGTCCTCTCTATGCCCGCGAATAGACCGGGAGAGAGGAGAGCGAGTCCGAGTAGTCCGACGAGTGCTTTCCGAATCATCTATCTCTCCCTTAGAATCTGCCGAAGCGGAATCCTACCGCCCACTTGCCGACATCAACCATTATTTTCGACAAGTCTGCGTCTAGATCACACTCGGTTGCGTCCTTCTTGAACCGAAATGTTCCGAAACGGCGGTTGTGGTACTTCTGCGCGAGGAGATCATAAATTCCCCACGAGTGCCGCTTGTTCCGAAGTCTCCAACACACAATTCTCTTCTTTAGACCCCCGTCCCAATCTTTAGGCCCTTTGACCATTGGAGGCATACGCTGCCCGTCTTCAATCGGCCCTTCTGGTGGACGAAATGGGCCAAGTCGTACACCTCCAGAAACAAAGTAGTCACCTCGTGGGCTTGGGCTCTTCCCATAAGAGAACTTCACTATGGGGAACTTGTCTTCCTCGCAAATTAGTTCCATCGTTCCTCCTACCTCAGTACGCTTTGAGCTTGCTGCCGACGCTTGGCTATGTCGGCGAGCGCAGCCGGCGAGTCTGCATTCATGAGTTTGTCGGTGGTGTCGTATGAGGGCTCTCCCGCTCCCAAACCGTGTGCTACTGCGGGTGGGAGGAGTCTCCAGAGGAGACGAGAGATTGAAGCATCAGAGTCGGACTTAACCGCTCTCTTCAACTGACTCTCAACCGCCTTATCGCCGCTAGTTCTCGTAATCAATGCCCCGATTGCGGCATTCATTACCATCTCTTGTGGTCCGCCATTCCGGCCCGCGAAGGCTCCGGCGAGTGCTCCAAGACCACCCATCTTAACCGCCTTGGCAAGTGTGTTAACCAATCCCCACTTAGCGGGGGCACTGAGTTTAGAGAGCGCCGCGCCTGCTCCTCCGAGTACTGCACTCCCTCCACCCGCCTCTAGTGCGGCCATGGGATTGCCAGTATCTAGGGCTGTGATGCCCGCACTTGTGGCCGCATTGAGACCCACCCCCGCGAGTCCACCCGCGCCGGGGACTGCTGCCGCTAGAGCAAGAGATGGAGCGGTCTGTCCAACCGCCTGGAGTGGAGTCTGCGCGGTCAACTGCTGTTTAAGTGCGTCACTGGTCAATCCATCGGGGAGGGGAGGAGGGCTCGCGATGCCTTGGAGACTCTGGGGAAGCATGCTCGCGGCCTTGGCGTGGAGATCGTGTGCATTGACCGCCCATCGAGCCGTGGCGTCTTCTATCCCTTGGCCGATTTGGGCGAGAGGATGCCCACCCGCCTGTGCTTGGGGTCTCACGAAATCTTGAATCTGCTCATCGGAAGGGAGCGTGGTACCCGAAGACTGCAATGCTTCTGCAATCTCATCATCGGTGGCATCACCGGGGAAGGTATGAGCCTTGCCGCCGAATTGGACTATCCTATCAGCCATTACTTCCGCCGAAGCTTTCCGGTAGCGGGGTCTCTAATCCATTGCTCAGCGGAGCCGGGCTCTTGTACTGCGCCCTGTAATGGTTGACCCCTCCTAGACGCAACTGAGTTACTCAACTCACGCCTAAACGCCTTGAGATCAGATGCAAACTTAGACGCCGAGTCACCGGGATTGGGGAGCAAAGGTTCAAGTCTCGCTGCTTCGGAAGGAGTAACCGCACCTCCTGAAATCTGACGCAGCTTAGTGACAAGGGCGCTCTGCGCGAGTCTGAATGCCTCTTGTACCTTTGGATCAAGGTCGCGGTATCCACGGGTTGCCTTGGTGAGTTGACCAACACCAACTCCGAAATAGCTGTTGACCTTCGGATCGGCCGCGAGTTGTTCTAGCCTATTCATATCAGCGATGAGCGCCTTGAGCGGAGCAGTCTCGTTGAGTTCGGCGCTAGACTTCTTGGGTTGGAATCCTTGTGGAGTAGTGGGACCGGCAACCGGAGCAGCTCCGGGTGTGGTAGGCGGGGCGGCCGTGGAACCCGCTCCAGCCAATATCGGGGCAGCACTGGGGTCCTTCGGATTGAACGCATAGAGATTACCATCTGCACCCTCCTTAAACGTATAGGAAGGAGGCTTAGGCGAACCCGCAGTAGAAGGACGATTCAGATGCGCAATCCTCGCCTGTATCAGATCAAGTTCTGGCTTGTGCTTTTCCGCTGCACGCTTATCCTTGTTCGTCACGATATCAAGCGTGATCTCGGCTTGTCTCCTCTTGAGATCCTGCATCTCAGGCGAGTTATTGAACTCAAGTCCCTTTGTGCGCTCTTGGGTATTCTCAGTTGTCGCCCCGCGTTGATGGACAAGAGACTGTTGAACCTCCCTGCGAATCGGGGCCATTTGCTGATCTTCATCAAGGTTGAACTGAGCCTGCTTGAGCCCCACATCCCGCGCTTGCTGCTCAGTTGCCAACTGCGCAAGCTTCTCGTCCGCGAATGGAGTCCCATACACACGAGTTTTAGTCCTCGCGCGAAGAGCGGCGGCGATGTCGTCGAGGACACTCATTAGAGCGCGCTAGGATCAGTGAAAGAGGTAATGGGTTCCTGTTGCTGCCGTCGAAGTCGTCGCTGCAAATCCGCTTCTCCTAGCAAGTTCCCCGCCCCACTGAATAGCCCGCCGAGTAGCCCTGTCCCCGCCCCCACCGTCTGATCGGGAATCCCCTGGGAGAAGTCATACTCCCTACGCTTGGAAAGTTCCGCCAGAATCGCAGGGTCAATCGCGGTGTTGAAATTCACACGACCACCGTATGCAGCCCCGGGGTGAAGGCCAGCGAGGATGGATTGGCCGAGCTTCAGGCGAGCAAGGCGTTTGTCCTCGGACATATTCTGACCGAGAGTAGCCGCACCGATCTGTGCTCGCCTCTGCTCCTTCTCCTGCTTCTGTTTGGCCTTGTGCCCGAAGAGTCCACCGAGGAGACCCAATCCGCCACCGATTATCGAGCCCCAGGGGCCGCCAATCGAACCCGCCGCTGCTCCTTTGCCTATGCTGCCAAACAGTCCCATTAGATGCCCCCGCCGATTAGACCAGTACCGAACTGGTATTCGAGTTGATCCCATTCTTGCTGCATACGCGCATAGGCGAGAGCGAGATTCGCATTAAACTGCTCTCTCTGCATCTGCGTCATTTGCTGCTTGTACGCCCAGTCTCGGGCTTGATCGAGGAACGTTTGGGCATTCTGTATTGCCTGTTGCTTATCCTGATAGTCCGCAGTGATTTTCTCCCGTGCGATGGACCCTTGTTCCCCGGCAACGGTACGGTTGGCAGCGATTCGAGCGTTAGCGAGGGCGGTTCCCGTGCTACCCGCCCCAAGTACTCCTCGCGCAGCCGCATCTTCGTTGATTGCGTTGCGCATCTGCTCACTTTGATCCTCTGCGGTTGCTTTCGTCTGACTAAGGAGTGTAGCAATCGCCTCGGGGGTATAGCGCGAAGGTTGACCACTCAGGTTCCCCTGTATGAGTTGCTGGAGTTGATCGGAGAGCCCACCGAAGCCCATTGTCGCGGGGTTGCCGAATCCTCCACCACCGGAGCCGCCTATTCCACCACCTCCACCACCAGGGTATCCACCACCCGGGCCTCCACCACCACCCGGGTAGCCCCCGCCACTACCTCCACCGAATGCGGCATCATTCTGTGGCAAGCACTTCGCGGTTCCACTACGATCATTGCCGATAACTCGCATCCCATCGGGGCAATCATCGGGCTTGACGACACACCTCTCGGGGCCAGAGATGGGGCCTCCGGGGCCGGGGCGGGAAGTCTTGAACGGCTTGTTACTCGGGCAGCCGCGATCAAGGTCGGGTAGCCACGCTCTCCACTGCTCACGGGAGATTGAGGTATCGAAGTCGGAGGGATGAGAGGTGATGTAGTTGAGTTTGTCCTCTTCGGACCCACTGAAGATACTCCCGCTCCCACTCCCCGGCGTAGGTGCAGGCTGCCCGGTTGGCTGCCCCGTGACATCAGGCGAGCCCGAAGTCGTGTACATGTTGACTTGGCCGGGAGCGCCTTTGGTTCCTGTAGCCGCGTAGGGGGTGGGGCCGGTCGGAGGAGTGGTGGTGCCAATATGCGAACTAGGCGGACCACTCACCCCATAGTTAGTACCCGCCGCAGGGGGCGGAGGGGCGAACTGTGGTGGCTGAGGGGTAGGTGCAGCGGAGTTCGATACCTGCGGTGGGGGCGGGTAGTTAAGGGGCTCACCCGTGACAAGAGTTAGCCCACTCTTCTTCTTGAATGCGTCTTGCAGTAGAACCACAGTCGCCCCTTACTCTAGAGTTTACTGGACTTATGAGTCATTGCTGTGGAACCGTCCAGGCCCCGGTGAAGGGATTCCAGGCGGGTCGGCCAAGTTGAACAATTGGCTGTGGTGCTCCCGGGAACGCACTTAGAGGAGTCGGTCCGAACCGATTCCGATACTGGGTCTCGTCTTGGCGATACCTTGCCTCATGCTCCGGGGTGGAGAATTGGATTACTGGGTGCCCGTCCGATCCCACAGACGCAGCGCCGTAAGGAGTACCAATAGCAGTACCAGGGAGAAGGCCAACATAATCGCGCCTCGATGGGACTCGGTTGAGATTCAATGTGGGTTGCGCGGGAGTAGTGTTGCCTAGTGCGGCCGTAGGCGTTCCCCCCGCTGGCCCATATCGCATCTGAGGAGGCGGGGGAGGCTGAGCAGGTTGTGGAACTTGCGGAGGAGGCTCTCTCACTCCTTCAGGCCCGCCACCCCCAATTGGCCCCCTTGGATTCAAAGGTGTCCCTGCCGGTGTAGGCCCTGCCGGGGAGGAGACCGGCGCAGCGGGAGCGGTTGGGGCTTGTACACCAACAGGGACGACTGGCCGGGAGGAGGGACGGCCAGTTGCTCCCGCTGTAGACGAAGGGGGGGAAGGGTAAGAGGGGATACTCGGCTGCATGGTGCGTCCACCGCCACCAATGCGGGCTACTGGGCTACCCGAGGTTCGCCCTCCGGCTTGAGTCAAGAGTTGATCGTACAGAGGGGTCGGCATCACTCGCTCCTATATCTGACGCAATCCGGGCGGACCACTCATGGCGGGCGGAACTTGGCCTTGACCCACCCCACCGCTCATGAGCATCTTGAGCATGTCTTGAGGCGTAGTCCCTTGCGGAACCGGTCCGGGCTGCACAGGAGCGGGAGCAAGACTAGTCGGGAGCATGCTCTGCGGCTGACTGAGTACGCCACCATACGTCTGATTGCCTTGGCTCGGTCCCATGGACTGCGGGGGAGGGAGAGCGGCTCCCTGTGGTGCTCCCGTGGGGGGCATCGGAGGAGCGGGGTAGTTCATCTGCGGCTTAGTCGGGTCAACAGGCATCACAACTCCTTAGAACAACCAGATGCGGAAAAGTGCAGGCAACCAATTTGTATTCGCGCCAGCAAGCCTAAAGTACACTAGCCTATTATCCCAATCCGTGGGCACATTGGTGATTCGGTTATCTCCACCACCATAGAGGGGATCACCATTACTCCCGCACGAAAGAATAATCGGTGGAGGATTCGTCCCTATCGCCGCCCACTGAGTATCCGCCACCACGTAACCAACTGGCTTGCGGCCTAGGTTATGTGGGATCGCCTCAACTACCGCGACCGCATTGAATGTGTATTGGACGTTGACTCCATCGAGGTTCCCCACTCGACTCGACTGCTTCCCGTCCCCGAATGACATCCGCCCATTCACTGCGTCCACGAGGAATTTCACTTGCCTCATCAGGATGTCAACTTTAGTTTCAATGAGCGGAGTGCTCCCCTCAGTCTCCACTTCAGTCAACAAGTCGGGCACATGACCAGTGGTGACTTCCTCGACAGTGCGCGAGCCCGGTTGATCGCTCATGCTATTGGGCACCCGACTGCGGGTTCGGGGATGTCGAGGGAGGCGAAGTTGTGGACGAGCGCTTCACCTAGCGTGAGAGTCACCGAGTCAACCGCCGATGCAGTGTTACCCGAATCGGTGACTATGAGGAGGTAGTCTCCAGGGGGGAGTCCTGTGAACGAGTAGTTACCGCTCCCGTCCATTACCATCGAATCATTGGGAACCGTAGTGTCCTCGGGGCAGAGATAGGCAGTGCCGCCCGCTCCACCAGTTACAACCCCGCTGATTGACCCGGTGATGTTGCTCACCAACATTGTATTGGGTTGGACGAAATCACGATTCACGGGCACTACATCGAATGCAATCCCCGTAATGGAGTGGCGACGGGGGGCAAGTCCCTCCTCGCTGATGATTTCGAGTCCGATGCTAGTAGTCGCATTCTCCTGCGAACTAAGCCCTAGTGCGTGCCACTGCTCATTAGCGCGATCTTCAGTAGACCATACTGCGGTGTTGGTCGCGAGGAGTTCGGGGTTAACTACCCCCGTATTGGTATCCCCCCATAAGTTGAACTCAAACTCCAAGTCCCAATTCCCATCGGGGGTATCTTGATCCGTGATACTCACCGGCCATGCGACCCGCATGAGTACCTGGCGAACGATGAACGCGCTCCCAGCAGGGAACCCGAAGTCCTTCGCATCGAAATCCTTGGTGCGAATCGAGCGAGCGGGGGAAGAATCAGTATCGGTGATGGTCTCTCCAACTACACTGAGGACATCGGTGGTGTTCGCAGTAGAGTTGAACAGATCATCATCGAAGTAATTCACGAAGGCGTTAGCATCAGTCTGGCCCCCGACGTAGAGGCGTGGTCCTCGGGTATCAGCATTGTACCCGACGCTCAAGCATCTCGGCTTAGGGCGAGTCGTCCCCGTCAAGAAACTCCAATACATCCATGCATTCTTCACGTAGTCATAGACGTAGATGGTAGCGGTAGCACTTGCCGGGTCGCCTGTGGGGGTTCCTGTGCATTCTGGGGCCGGTCCGAGAGTGTCTAACTGGAATGTCCCCACGTCAGTCTCTATTCCGTCTTCAACCGTGAATGGGCCAGCCTCCTCGCGATAAGCAGTGGCCGCATCATCGGCGAGAATAAGGCTATAGTCCCCGCATGGCACATTCTCGATTATGAACACCCCATTCACATCCGCTTGAACTTGCTGCCCAGTCCCCTCTGAGTCACATACCGTCGCCCAACCAAAAGACCCTACCGCACCCGCCGCTTCGCCCGAGCCATCGCCGATAATGCCTGTCACCGACCCGAAGCAATCAACATCCGCTTCCTGGTAGACCACCGTCATAAACCAATTCTTACCTGGCCAGACAATGGACTGGATTTGAGGAGGATTCACACCCGCGTGGAGGTCTAGCTTTCCGAGTCTCTCGGAGATATTCTGGACTTGGTTCCCTGCGGTGAAGTAGAAGTAACCATCACTGCCGAGGAAGAATGTCCCCGGAGGCCCACTCGCAACCGCGTAGGTATCCCAGATTCCAGTAGGGGAGCGGAGGCGATCTACTCGGAAATTACTCGGCCCCGTGCCTGTGATGCGGTAGACATTCAGAGCCTTGAATGCAAGTAGATAGTCATCTGCCGCCTCAAGACTAATCAACGGAGAGTTATCATTCATCCCAACGGGGAGTAGGGCATCTCCATTGTAATTCTCGACTAATCCGATTCGACTATAGATAATCGAGTCTTGGGTAGTCCCGATGAGCGAATTACTGAGGAATGTGGTAGACCAGAGTCTCTCCCGCCAGAGCGCAAACCCGCCCGTCCAGGTAATAGAGAATTCGCCCTCAAATCTGTCGATTGATGCGCGAGATCCCATCGAGGCAACCGCCACGTTATCCGTGAAGACCGTGGTGGTGTTATCGACGAGAGTGCCAACTAGGTAGTACTCATTGACTTGGTTCGGAAGGGTGCGCCAGAGTCGGCGGTATTGGACTTGTGCTTGCCCGCTTGTGCTTGTGCTCGCGGTCGGGATCCCACTCCATGCGATCTGAAGATTACCCGCCGCAGTTGTAACCGACGCAGAGGTGCCAATGGTCGATTCTGTTCCTGTGCGGGGGTTGAAGAAAGTCACCACACACTGATAGACCGCCGCAGGAAGACTACCGCCCGCCAATGGAGTGACCGTGGGCGCACCCGGAGCGGTTATGCCAGGGTGGTCAAATGTTAGATCATCCAAGATATCTACACGAATTGGAACCGCTACTGGCCCAAAGGCTCCTGCGATTCCATCCGAGAAGACATAGAAGATGTCTTTATAGATGACGGACTTTGTATTAGGGGCGGGATCGAGCGACGGGTTAGCCAAGAGATCGGTGAGCGTAATTAGTGTTGACGAACTATCAAACCCAAAGTAAGACGCACCCGACCCATCATTCCCGACGAGCAACCCCCATGGATCGGTAATTTGCTCGCCATTGTTGATATTCAGATGCCATATCTCATCAGGGTGAGCATCTGAACTAGACCGCAGCAAGGGTGGTCGAGTCATCAACTCACCCTTCGGCCCAATACAATAATTGTTTAGGTCGCGGAGTTCATTAGGCGCAATGCTAGTAGGACTCCGGCTAGGAGCCCAACCTCCCGAGAAATCAGTGAAGAAGACTCGGTTCGGGGCCATCTACCGAATCAGCCCTACAAGGCTCCTCGGCATGGTAGCCCAATTGCCACCAGTGATCCCTTGCGGTCGAAGTGCGGCGGGTTCGCCATCGTCGCGGGAGAAGTAGAAGGGGAGATCAGCGATGAGTTCATTGAGTCTCTTCTCTACTCGCTCGGTTTCACTCCAGGTTTCCCCCAGTGCCGCGAGCTTGGCCGCGTAGATTACACCAATGTGGAATGGTTCAGGGAAGGGAGGCGCATCCGAATCACTCGCCAGGGTAAACACGGGCCGGTATGTAACTCGGAGCCCAGAGGTGACATTCGCGGTAGGCGCAGGCGCAATGACAACAGTACCCAGACCCGAAACCGCATATACCCCATCCGTGTGATTGAGGAGATTGGGGACGCCAACCAGCACCCCACTCAGCAAGTAACTCCGAATGATGTCCAAGTCCATCTTGGTTTGCTGAGTATAGGAGGTGGAGCTTGGCCCCATGCGCTCAACCAACATGATGCCCGACTGATCTTGAACTGTGGTGGCGAGCGCGTAATCAGTGGTGCCACTCACCACATTGATTAGCTCAGTGCTCCGAAACGCCATGGGATCTATCTTGTAGATCTCCTTGGCGATTGCTTGGACTCCTATGTCGAGATAGACATCAAGCTCCGCATTGGTCCACGCCTGCGCGGCGACTTCATTGATCTGTCGGCGAAGCACCTCCCTCAGCGCCGAGCGGATCATTACTCGCTCTCAGGCTTCTTGGCCTTCTTGTCCGCCTTCTTGGTAGCCTCGTCCGGGGAGTCAATCGCATCAGACTTGGGCTGAGGGGTGGGACTCTGCTCGAACCGCTTCACCACATCTCCACCATTGCGGAGGTTCTGGGCTAGTGCGAGCAACGCCGCAGGATTCCCCTGCGCTGCGTCGATTCGATCCGCGATGTCGGAGTAAATCTGATCCTGCGGGGACTTCACGGGCTCCGGGGGAGCGACCTTGTTCAATCGAGCTTCCAACTCTTCGACAGTTGCCATCATTACTCCTTAGTCAGCTTTGGGGGTAGGGAGATCCTGGGATTCGCCAATCTTCAGGCGAGCCGCAACCTGCTTCTCAATCTCGGCGAGGATGAGGGGGTCTTGCTTGATCTGCGCCATGGCTTGGGCGACGTACTTATTGCGGTCATAGGCGACTCGATCCTCATTCAGCCAGAAGACCTTGTTGATGCCGAAGGTGGGATCGGATTGCAGAGCCTCATCAATCTTGGCGCGAACCTTGAGATCCTTGTGGTCATTGCGGAAGAAATGACCATCGAACTGACAGGCGATGGGCTTGTCTCGATACTTGCGCCCTTCCCTATCTACCTGCTCAACCGGACTTGTGTACTGAATGCGGAGTTTCTCATACTTGGAGAAGTAACACGTCCCTTCCCCCGCTGGAGCCTCGATCTCAGTACCAGGATTGGCCTTGAGCCACTGCTCCCTAGCCTGACGAGGCCCGCGTGCGCCCTCCAAAATCTGTGGTGCTTTCGGCATGTTCCTCCCTTGGGAACGATCCTTCTCGAATTGGGAATGGGCGGATGGAAGATCGCTCCCCCACCCGCCCGAGTCATACCTAGTTCTGAGTGTTGTTCTGCATGATCCCATAGCCCCCGACCTTGGGGACGGTGAGATCGGTGCCCGACGCGATGCGAACGAGGATCTTCTCGCCCGGGTTACCGCGAAGCGGGAAGTGAGTGAAGTCGAGATTCTTCTCGACCGTGGTCGCCGCTCCAACCTGAGCAACGAGGGTACGAACCGTCTCGGAGTACGCATATGCCGCAGTGCCCTGCACACCCGTATGCACAGGAGTCACCCCGAGGACTGCGAACTGCCCGACTGTGCCCGAACTCGTAATGGTTTCCGTCGCGTACGCGAACCACGTCGCCTTATTGGCAAAGGGGTTGATGTTGAGGTTCTGCTTGAGAGCGCCTCCACCCGTGGGCTGCAAGAAGAACTTCATGGTGCGCCCACCCGAGTAGTAGTTGGGGGTGAGATCCGCAGTGACGTTGAGCGCAACTGCAGTATCCTTGAGTAGCGAGACGCCATCCGGACCGCTAGCCACAGTGGCCGCGAGAGTGATGAGAGTATTGTTAGTCGAGTCGGTGCCAATCATAGCGCCCGGCTGAGCGCGCCAGTTGGCCGTCTTGTTGATGACGTTGACGACTTCGACCACGGTATTGCAGGCGGCATCAGAGGTGTCAATGGTTCCGGTCGCAGTCGGGCAACCAATCGTGGTATCCGCCGCGCCATTGACGACAAACGCGATGTCACCAGTAGCCGCGTCAACCGCAACCGTAGCAGTACCCGTCTGCGCAGCCCCCACGTACTTCACGTAGAGACCGACGTCAGTCGAGACCGCAGTGATGGCATCGGACACCCCGACTCCATCAATGAGGAAGACTCCCGTCTGCGCATTGGCAGAGGAAGCGTAGCTGGCCACAACGAGCCCAACTCCAATCAAAGCGCGAATGAATCGACGCATGTTATTCTCCAATTCCTTTCGCACTTAAACCGAGAGCCCGAAGAGGGAGGCGTGAGCGTGCTCGAAGGAGACCTTGATGCCCACGTCGGCGAGGTACTCATGGCTCACACCGTCGATGTCAGGAGCCTGACGATCACGCAAGAGCTTCGAGTCGCGGCCCTTGAGGGCGACGTAACTCACGTGATTCGGGTCAACCAGATACGCCTTGTCCGGGAAGTACTCGTCCAGAATCGGCGTGTGAACCAGCATCACCTTACCGAAGGGTGAGTTGTACTCTTCAGCCGCGAACCCGATGGAGTCATCGAGGATCCGATACTGAAGCTTCTTACCCGCCCAGTCGTTGATCTCAGTGCCCCAGTGAGCCGAGTGGAAGAGGAACTTGACGGCCGAACCCTTAGCGAGATACCCGCCATTGCCCCACCGCATCGCCTGCTCAAGGAACTCATTGAACGTGCGCTCGTTGAGGGTGGTGCCCGAAACGTTCCAAGCGTTGGTCACAATGGACTCGTCGAGTCCGCCCGTGGTAGTGACCTGGTGAGTAATCGTCGCCAGGTTCCGACGCCCGAAGAAGAACGCGTACTCAATGCTGCGCTTGTGCTCGTTGGTGGCAGCCTTGGTTTCAGTCACTTCATCCGGTCCACCGAAGAGGGCAACCTGCAAGTCCCGCCCCGTGAACCCGAACGGCCACCGGAAGATCTGCGTGTAGTTGAACTTGTTGAAGTCCTGAGTGGACTTCAGGGCTCCGATGCCTGCACCGTCTTCGTAGGCGCTACCGACCACGACGAGTTTCCCGCCCAGTGCGATGGGGGCGGCGTTTCCACCGAAGGCGCGGGTGACGGTCAGGGTATCCGTGCTGACCACCGTGACGCGGAACGTCTCACCCGAGTCAACCACGCGGATAATGTCATTCGCGCGGAGTCGGCTACCCGTACCCGCTGCGACCACGACTGAAGTGTCGTCATCATCGTAGAGGGCCGAAGAAGTCGTCATCCTCGGGTACTGATCCTTCTCAAGCCACTGGAAGAGAGGATTCTCCACAGTGATCTTGTCCCGGAGTCTCCCTGTGAGGGTGAGGAACGGAGTTGCCTCCGGCGCGTACATGAGGATCTTGTCTGCTACTTCGGGCTTGACGCGAACGCTATTAAGCTGCTCGTGTCCACGCTGCCCGGTAATCATGGTGGGCGCGGTACGTTCTGCTGGGTTGAAAGCGGCCAAAACTGGCTCCTATGCGGGATTAGCGATCAAAGAGATGAACGGATTGCCCGTTCGCGCCTTTGATCCTGTACCCTGAGCGATTGAGGGCGTTAGTCAGATACCTTACTGACGGGTCGGAGTGTTCCTCGCCGAGTGGGTAATTTCTCCCATTACCGGCGACGATACTTTCTCCATCAGTAGGCGGGGGCGGCAGAGATGGTGTAGGGGGGGTTGGAGTGGGTGCGTTCTGGCCTTCACTCATAAGCCGATACAATCCAATCGCAGCCATGGCGGATGCGGGGTTGAGCATGGCTTCGGGAGGGAGCCCAAGCGCTACCCAATACTCGCCAATTTGCTGCTCGACTTGACCGTTACCGACTTCTGGGAAGGTTGGCGAGCCGTCTGGCTTCGTGTACTGCCTCAGACTCGACCAAGTGTTAGTGATCGCAGAGTGGAGTTGAGCTTGTGCTTGCTGTTGCTGGATTGGAGCCTGAAGTTCATTCAGCCTCGCATCCAACCTCGCGTTGAAAACCCTCTCTTGCTCTTCCAAAACCCACTTGTCATAGAGTTCAGGCTTCCCCGCCTCTATAGCAAGTTCCTTGACTATCGCTGCTTGTTCCGCATCGAAGGTGGGGAGTGTGTTCCCCTTCGACGGTTCTGGCGTAGGGGCCGGAGCAGCCTGCCCCCCTGCCTTCAATGACTCGGCGTAGGCTTTCCATTCCTGCGCGGACTTTGCGGCTTGATTCGCATGCCATTCGATATCGCGAAACGCCTTCTCAGCCTGGGTGAGATCCTCGAACTCACGATCCGCGAACTTGAGGGCCGCTTGCTTGGGGGTATCGGTGGGCGGCTTAGGAGCCTGGGGCGTAGGTGTCTCGACCAAACTCGCATCTGCTTCAACCTTCCCACTCGTGATGAATCTGCCCGACTCATCTCTTGGACGCTCGACACCTTCCCCGGGCTTATTGGGGATGATGGAGTCGTCGGAGGTCTTTCTGGCTACCCGAGTCTCGGACTTGGAATCCTCGATAACCGAGTCGATCGCCAAATCCCGGATGTTCTTCTCGGGCTTGGCGAACTTCCAATCTGGGATGGGTGAGACCTTGACGGGCGCTTTGGGCTCGGGAGTTGCGGCCTCCCCCGGCGCTAGGATGTCACTCGATTCGACTTGTTCTCCCCCAACGTCCTCGCCTGCGCCTTCGGCCATAGATAGATCCGCCTCCTAGAAACTAGTCTATCAGGAATATTTCCCGGAACTTGTGGAGTGTGGTAGCGTATGGCTCAGTGAGGAGTTGTGAATATGATGCTACTTGCCCTGATCCTAGCCGCGAATACTGGCCCCCTATCAATCTACCTAACTGAGCCCTGCCGCTACCTCGACACTCGCGAGCAGCCGGCGAGCTTCCAATCCGGACCCTTCGTGAATGAGGAGATTCGCCTTTACAGCGTGGAGGGATCCTGTGATGTGCCCCCAGGCGCAAAGGGTCTAGTCCTCAACGTCACAGTTACCGAAGCTACTGTCTCCGGCCATCTCGGACTCTGGCGTCCCGGCTTTTCGGTCCTCCCGCCCACATCCTCCCTGAACTTCGGCCCGGGTCAGACCATCGCGAATGGTGTGATTACCCGCATCAACCCCATCGCCGGCCTAGCCGACCTCATGATTCTCGCCCACGTCCCCGGCGGACAAGTGCATGTCATCGTGGATGTGGTGGGATTCCTCAAGTAAAACTCCGCGCGTATCAGAACTGGCGCGGGTTCCCGATCGGCAGGCTTTCCAAAATCGACATTAGCCGAATGGTCAACTGGTTCCATGCACGGGCTTCTCCCCAGTGGGCAATTGAGTTAATCGGGCGAGGGCATTTGGCGAATCGGTGTGGCCGAAGTTCGGACAATCCAATGCGTTGGATAGTGATCTGACCATAGTCGAGGTGTTTGGCGCGCGCTGTAAGCAAGAGGTGTGCCAGGTGCGGGTGGGGGCCTAGGGGGTCTAAGCCCTTGTGGGGCCTGCACTTACGTGCCCGAACGACCGTTCGGTAAACTAAACTCGACCATGCTCCCGACCGCTCGGTAACCTGTGGCAGGAATTCGGCCACGCTCATGGCCACTAATCGGACTGTCCTAAAAAGTGGACAATGAGGAGGAGTTCGCTACAACTTTGTATGATCCCCTGTCCTACACTTTTGTAGCCTGTCCGAATATCGGACTTAACCATCAATGTCAAGTGCTAGTTGTGAGGATTCACCTAGAGTGGACAGTTGTCCTCGATGGGGGACACATGCCGAATCGGGATCTTGACTCGCTTGGTGTTGACTATGCGCTCGCCCCAGACGGAGCGGAGCACAGCCAGCCATTCGGTCTCTAGGCGCTCACGGTCCTCGGGCGGACAAAGCTCTAGCACTACGGCCCTGGAGTAGGGCTTAGGCGCGATCATGATGCGACCACTGTAGCCTTTCTTGCCGTGCTTGTGCTGGTAGAGCCGGGCGTTGAGTGTGGTTGAGGTAGAGCCAACGTAGAAGGGCTTAGACTCAGAATCCAACAAAGTGTAGATAGTGCATTTCATGCTCTGCAAGTGTGCAAGGGCTATGCCCAACCAAGTATTTCTCATTCGGGAAATTCTCCTCTTGTATTCCTGTACTCCAGGCGTATATTCGTACCATGGAGGCCACGATGAAGATCAAGCCGAGCGACCTGGACGACCTGCGGCGCATGGTCGAAGATCCTTCTACTTGCGGCCCGAATCGTGGGCGCGAGTCCGGCTATGCTCTCCGATTGCTCCGGGCTGGTTACATCACGCGCCGGCATGTCTCCATGCGGGAATATTTCTATCACGTGACGCCTGCGGGTCAAGCGGCTGTTCGCTCCACGTTCTACGGGGGGGCGGCAGCCGCACGGGTCAATTCCGCTCACGACACGACCATCGAATCCGCGGTCCACTGCGCGACACGAGCCGCACACTTCGCACACAAGAGCTAGGGAGCCCAGGATGAATAGCAAGGCGAGCACATTCAAAGCGATCGAAACCAAGTACTACGGACCGGGCAACGTTCGCGGCGCGCGAATCAAGGCGACCGACGGTGATAATACGGTCTGGATCGGCTATCCACATGAGCTTGACACTGATTCGGCTCATCGTCTCGCGGCCGAAACCCTCTGCGCCAAGCTCGGGTGGGACTACTCCATGATCCAGGGCGCGACCAAGCGCGGATACGTCTTTGTGCTTCAGGCGAGGAGCTAATCTCATGGCAAGCAAAGTCAAGGCGCGTATCCTGAACGCGACCATCACAAAAGCCGGCAAGACTGGCTGCCATGGTTGCGGTAAGCTCTTCAAGGTAGGGGAGCGCGTACTTTGCTACCGCGAACGTGCGACCAGCAACGGGGAGGCTCGCGCTTACGGTACGCTCTACCCGAAGCGCTTCCGCTGTGCAGAGTGTCTCGGACGCGAGCAGCGAGCCTTCGACGCGATCATGGCCGAAGACGAGAAGACTTACATGGATCATCCGTTCGTGCCGAGCGGGAAATAGTAGCACCTAGTTACTCTAGGAGAAGAGAGATCATGGAGAATGTGAAGAGAGTCAGCAAGACGAACCCCGAAGGTTTCAAGGCTGGTGATCGGGCGACGCTGGCGCGTCTCGTCCCGGGAGTGGCTGGCGCATGGGTAGGCGCTCCTGTCCGAATCGTGAGTGTGCGTCCACAGCGCAAGGTGCGCGGGTTTGCGCGCTCAGCGGATCGCATCGAGTTTGACTTCGGTGGCGCTAGCTACTTCGTCTCAGCGGACGCGGGAGCGCTCGAAGCGGCGGAGGTCAACCCGCTGAGCGAGATTCTCGGCGCGTGGCTCGCGGGCGATCCGCAGCATGGGCATAGGAGCTAAGTCAATGACCACTCAGAGGACATGCGGGGACGCTCCCCGATGCGATGCCGAAATCGGGAGCACTAAGCGCGGTTGGCATGGGTGCGGACGTAAGGCCATCATTCGCGTAACCCGTCGCTCGAATTACTCCGGGCATGAGCTTGTCTTGAATTACTGCTCACGCCATGAGTGGAAGCGCGCGGATCGGGAGCATTACACCACGGTGCTAGTGCGAGCTTTACCCGTTGAGATTTGCTCCGCATGCGACGAGCCGATGGAGCGAATCGAGGGGCCAATCGAATGGGGATGCCCGGAATG